GAATCGAATGCGCTACCTCATAACCCACAATCCCTTCAGGATTTCCCATCGACCGAAACAGAATCCGGCCAGCGTTTGGGAATTCGATGTAAGGCGCACCGCCTGACTTGTTCAGCTTGTACGCCCATCCTTTTTCTTCACACAGTTTCGGGAATCGCTGGAAAGCAATATCCTCGATCAGAGGGAACGATGGAAGGTAGTAGGCAATGCTTTGCTGGCGAAAAGCCGACTTGAGAAACATTGCGCGGGAGATAGCCGCCGCGCTCTTGCCTGAACCAAACCCACCAACAAAAGCCGGGAACGGCTCACGCGACAACGCAAAAGCCTTTTGTTTTGGTGTGAGGCTCACACGAACTCATCAATCGAAACCATCGGCAATTCCATCGTCTTGACGGTTGCCTCAGCCTTCACAGGCGCATCCAACCCAAGCAACTTGGCCCTGCGTTCCATGATCTTCATGCACGCAGACAAAGCCTGAACATCCCCGCCCTGAGCATTTATGTAGTGAATACCCCACATAACGTCAAGGCGCTCTAAGTCAAGCTTCAGTAATTCCTCTGCCGGCTCACGAACAATCAATTCGAGAGAACGCTTTACCGCATCAAAAGCTGCCTGCTTGCTTGCATATCCAGCTTCCCTGGCGATTTCCTCGAATGTCTTGCCTTCCATCCGAAGCTCAAGCGCCTTGGCTGCTCTTACCTTTGCCGCAGCAGTTTCAGGGCTTGTTTTTGCTCCGTTTGGCGGATGGCGTTTCTTGGTTGATGCCATGTTTAACTGTCAGCAGCCCGCCCGGCGGCCATGCCTGCCGCATGCCGGTTGCGCATCGAAGTAAGGTTTCCTGCTGGAGCACTGCCAACAGCCGACATATAGGCGGCACGCGCTCTTTCCGTCCTGAGCGACCTGTACTCAGCCGTTGCCCTGCCACCGGCAGCCACATACGCAGCGCGGCGAGCAGCGTTCATACGGGTCAAACGAAACGCAGTTCCTGTACGAGTTGCCATTTTGTTTCTCCAAAAGAAAAGGCCGCCCGGATGGACGGCCTTGGTTGGCTAAGGAATCAGACTAGATCAGTCAACGAATCCAGCCCATGTTTTGTCGATCTTCTCGGAAGTGTTGTACGGCACATCGGCAGGCGGAAGATCAACCCCAAGCACCTTGGCGACTTGTTGACCATCAAGGTACTTGTCGCCAAGATGGATCAGTTTCATAGCGGTCAGGAATGCCTCTTTTTGCTCCCTTGTCTGGAAACACAAGCAGGCCCAATACTCAGAGTCTGTAGCCAAGGCAAACCTGCGGTTCTCGTCCTTGGCTCGCTTCTTGAAGCCATGTTCCACAGCAGCAAGATCGGCGGCGTCGTCAATCTCGCCGTCCCCTGTGTACTCAGGTTCCTCAACATACTGCGGCGGCGGGTTGGCTTTCAATGCCTTGGCCTCTGCAAGCCTTGCCTTTGCTGCCTGAGCCTTCAGCTTGGCCTGCTCAAGCAACTCCTTCTTGTTGGGTTTCTTTTCAGGCATTTGCTTTCTCCCATCTGAAAATTTCCAAATCAGCCAGCGGGAAAAAGTCAAGAACCTTCTTGTAGTCCTTTGGACGATGCTTCTTCAGTGGCAACAAAAAGCGCAGATCAACGCCATCAAAAGTGCGGCCAAACAGCTTGTAGTCCACTGGCAGCTTCACGCCATACTTTTGCAGGCACGCCACAAGATCGGCTTTCTTCCAGTCCCACACCGGATGGTACTTGTGCTGACTCCAAGTGATAGACCCATGCTTGAGGATGGATAGGCGCCGGATTGGGCTATCCGCAGCCCTCACGCCATCGGCATACAGCGTTTCTTCCGGCAGGTCGAACTTATCCACCACCGACTGCCGGACATCCTCATACTCGAATTTAGGCAACATTCTCATCCGCATGGCCTGCTCAATCACAAGACAGTTCTCAGGCGGCTGGAAAACAAAATTTCTCAACTTGCGATGCAAGCTCGGATGCGGGTACCGAAGAATTTTTGTATGAAAGAACCGCTCATAGTAGTCGAGCGATTCATCCACAAATTCCAGGTCAGGAACACCATACAAGTAAAACGGATAGACATTCTCGAAAGACTCTCGCAGCTCCAGCCATGCTGCGATGCTGTCTTTGCCACTCGAAAAGGCAAGAATGGTGTCCTGCTGCTTCGCGCGCACGGCGGCGATGGTCTCAGGCCCGGAAAGCGGTGTCATTTCAGCATCTCCTTTGCCAGCAAAAGGATGCGCAAATGTTCGGCCACATGTTTCGGCACCGGCACATGCCCCATGCACCAGCGGCTCACCGCATCCGGGGTATAGCCAAGTTTGCGGGCCAGCTCGGACTGGCTCAAGCCAAGTGCTTTTAACGACTCTCTAAGGTTTGCTGCATCCATGTTGGCATCATACCACAAAAAATAGATGCTGCAAGCAAGAATTTTCCACTTTTTTTAGAATTTTGGTGTACAATACAACCAGCCAGCCAATCACGGCGCGGCAACCCCAACCGGAGAACATCATGTATACCGATGCCAAACTAACCAGCATGACCTATGCGCAGGCCAGAAACCGTGGCGTGGCCCTGGATCGCTACCACGCTCTAGAAAGAGGTAGAGCATGGCGCGAATATCGACAGCTCACGACAACTCAACAAGAGTTGTATCAACGCGAGACAGCGCGTCTCTTGTCCGAAGAGCGAGTGACACAACTCAGCCGCATACACCGTCTAGCAGCCCGCGCAGCAGGCTATCGTTGCCAAAACGGAGCCGCATCATGAGCCACACTACCCGCAAACCGCTGTTCTATTGGAATGGAATCAAGGACTACAAAGGCGCTGAACTGCAACCATGCGTGTACAGGATGCACCTGTACATGAGTCGATACCAAAAAGGCACGATCTGCATTGATGCACGGCACTACAGGCGGTTTAGCAAACTGGTTCGTGAATCGTTCGTTGTTGAAAACGACACCGACGCCATGACCGACTACTTTGAAAACGATTCGATCTATGTCGAGCCGACACATCCAATGTATTCGGCAGTGTTGACGGCCTACAAAGCGCAAGAAGCACACGATGCTGCAATGCTGGCAAAACGCATGGATCGCTTCAAAGGTGCTGCACTGGCGGCCTAAAATTCCATCATGCCCAAACCAGATCAGGCCCAGCACAACCCAGATCCGGCGTACATCCGTAGCCTGATCGAGCGTGCAGGCCTGTCTCAACGCGGAGCCGCTCACCTTCTTGGTGTACCTGAACGCATGATGCGTTACCACTGCGCACCCGCTGACTCAGATAGCTACAGGCCAGCGCCCTACATTGTTCAATACGCCCTCGAAATGCTGGCGGACTAAAACAAACGAAGCCCGCCCATGCACCAGCAAGAGCGGGCTTCCAAGCTGCCACGGAGTGAAGCAGCGAGAGGCGGCAACTGACAAAAGAATGGCCCCGGACAGTTGATGCTGTGCCGGGGCCGATTGCTCTCAAGGGTGACAAACCTAAACGAGAGAACAAACTAGACTCTATCACAAATCAGGGACAGAGTAAAAATTTTGGACGAGCAAAGACAAACCCTCTGCCTTTGACCTACCCAGTTGGCTGGTTGGTCTAGCCTTACGGCTGTATCAAAGGCAGGGGCTGAACTTGTCCAACAGACGAAGTTGGGTTCAGTGACATGCTTTATTTATCGAGAACCCGTAACGTGGGTGAGTCGCCTACTCCGGTTTCCCGGCGTCATTTGGCAGTTTTCTCGTTTATCGCTTGCCTGTCAAAGCTCGCGCACCCGGTTTGTCAGTGAGGTGAGTGAAGTGACGTGTTCACCGGTCGTACCGCTTTTCTTCCAAGCCGCCACGGTAAGGGCGCACTGCTTTGTGGTGTGGAGTACCAATTGGAAAGCCACCGCAAGCGTTTGCCTGACGGTGGCTGGTGGCATCAAAACGACGGAATCACAGTAGAGGGCCGGTCGCTACTCCGGCTGTTGGTTCGTGGGGTTAACTCGGCTGCCGCCGCTGGCTTCCCCGACATACAGAACCTGCTTTGCCTTCATGCGTGTCTGCTTTCCACGCCGCCTCTAATGTCTGGTTGCGGAGCCGTGGAATCGAACC